TATCAAAGTCCATTGTTTCTTTTAAATATCTAAATTCTTCTCTAATTTTTTTCTTGATGCCTTCGCTGGCATTAAGGTTTGATAACTCTACTTCTACTGGAGAGTCATATAAATCTGTGACGATTGCTTCATTAACGACATCTTCGATAGCTTTATCCACTTCAGGATGTAAAGCCATCTCTCGATATCTTTTAATTAGTTCGTGTTCGTTACGATATGCACCTTCAATATCTACATATTGACCATAAAACCCGCTAGAAATATAATTATCAACCCCGTCCTCATTATTTTTAGGGACAGGGCTGACAATCGAAGCGGATTGCTTCTGTTTATCCTCAATTGAAAACCCAAAAAGTTTTGCCATATTATAATTTGACTGTTATATTTTCTATTTAGCTGATGTTCACACCGCCTGAAACTGGACTATCTCCTTTTAGGATTTCAATATACTGAACCTGAAGTTCAACAGTAAATTCCTGAATGCCTTGAGCATCGTATGATAGTTCAATTGGACCGACCTGTGTTGGGAATGTATCATAGAAACGATATTTCCTGATACTTTGTCCATCACGATCAAGTTGGAATACAAATGCATCTGCTTGATAATCAGCAGGATTAACAAGTCCAGTGTTGTCACTTAACTTATTGATCGTATTCATCCAGTTCTCAAATGCAGATCTTATAGCAAAGTCTGTATCGTTGATAACTGTTACTGTCCATGAATCGAAGGTTCTGTCACCTGCGATTTTAAGTACCCTTCCTCGGAAAGGTACTTCGATTTGTGCAATGTTAGATGCTGGAAGTCGTGCCCCTTTAACTAAAAATCTTGATTTATCAAGAACATCCTGTGCTGGTTGAGCAGCATCTGGGAATGTGAGGACAACTTCAAACAGATTAGCACGAGCACCGCCACCTGTCAACTTACTCTTAAAGTCGGAGATCGTCCTTAATGGTGGTGGATTGACCTGATTTCTACTAGCCATAGTTGATTAAACCTCTGTTAATTAAACGGAACCAATTACTTCTTCAAATGCAACACCAGTTCTGGTGGCAACGAAGGTAAGACCAATAAAGTTAATTGATCTTGCTGGTTTGATAAAGATGTCAGCAACAAATTCATTTCTGTCAATGACTGCTGCAGTATTATTTGTCTGATCGCAAACCACAACAAAGTCAAATATACCTCTGTTGGATTGAACTTCTCTTAGGAACGGTTCAATAATATTTACGAAGTTTGTCCTTGTTAGTTCATCGTTAAACTCAAAGAGTTGATCCTTAGCCGCTGCTGATATAGCATCTTCTAAGAAAATGAACAATCTACGAACGTTGATTCTATCAAATGCTGATGACTTACCAAATCCAGTCTTGTCTCCAAAGAGAATAATACCAGCACCAGGTGAGAGAATAACAGGGTTAACTCTATTTGAGTATAGAATGTCTCTCTGTTTCTTACCAGGATTGTAGATAAGTTTTACAGAATTTAATATTGATCCTCTTGCTGTACCAGCAGGTGAGAACCAAGGGAACTGTTCGATATCAGTTCTCGCACAAGTTCCAGCAATGTCACCATTTAATGGAACATAGCGGAATGTGTTATTGAATCTATCAAACATATATTTGTAACCACTATCAAAAACAGCGTATGTTGATGATGTGATAGGAGCATAGAATCCAACCACATTATCTGTGATTGTGTCTATGTTATTGACAGTTACAGTTCCGACTGAACTATCATTCAAGAATGCTTGACGATAAGGTGAAATAAATGCGACTGCATCTTTTCTTGCCTCTGCGACAGCAATACATTTTTCAGCAACTGCCTGTGATAACTCCTTTGTATGATGTGCTGCACCCATAAGGATGAAGTCAACTTCAATCTCTTCAGTATTTGAGAACAGTTCATATCCTGTAATCAAATCATCTATTCCTGAATCAAGTGCACCTGATGTTGTATAATCAGTTTGACCACCATAATTTTTACCACCTGTTAATGAAGAAGTATATACTCCAAAAACACCAAATCCTGAACCTGCAGAACCTGCAACCTGATCCCAAGCGTTATCTGTATCTAAAGTACCAACTGTTGTAGCAGTAGCACTAGTATATCCAGTTGTTGTAATTCCAGTAGGAGAACTACCACCGTAAATATATTTTGAGTTAGTTGCGAGATACTTTCTCCAGTACGATGTTGATCCTACAGAATACTCTCCATCTTTTGCTTTAGATAGATTCAAGTGTTTTTCAAGGATTGTTCCAGCATTACCTGTAATTTCTCCAGTATCGTCAATTACTACAACATGAAGTTCATCAAATCTACCACCTCTTGAAGCAGCAAAACTTGATGTGCCTGGTGCATCTGCTAATCCATCCCATTCTAATTTGATTGGATTTCCATTACCATCTTTTGTTGTAAGAACAACTTCTTGAGTGCTAAACCAATCAACTGCAGATGTTATATTTTCAGTGCTTCCAACTCCAATAGAAGTACCTGCTGTCTCAAGACTTATTACTTCACTTGCTTTAAAGCAATAAACACCACTTTGCTGATAATCAACATTTGTTATAGTACCAGCGGTTGATACATGCTGCAAAACCTTAACTTCGGCTTTTCCAGTTTCAGGAATTCCAGTTACGATACCTTTAAGATATCCATCAAGAACACTTGTTCCAGCAGCACCAGCTACAATTCTTCCACCTACAGATTGTGTGACTCCCATTCCAACTGTCGATATACCAGATACAGTTAAAGTTTGGTCTGCCTTACCGTCTATTATTGAAACTCTTATTCCATTTGCATAACTACCAGGTGTCTTTGCTGCAATAACTGTTCCACTAATAACGTTGTCATCGTAACCAAGTTGGTTATAATGAGTATCACTTTTAATAGTCAGTTCAGGTGATCCATCATCTGTAGCATTCTTTAGACCAGCATCACCAGCACGAACAACTTCTAATGTTCCACCATATGCTAAGAATGATGATGCAACCATCCAATACTCATAATGTTTATCAACCGAATATGGTTGACCGAATGTTTGTAATAAATCCTCTTCACTCTCAATAAGTTGAGGTTCCTCCACAGGACCTTTCGTAAATGGAGCGACTAATGCACCGATAGAACCGCTTGTTGCGTCCACTCTACCGATGGTAAGGTCTACTTCTCTTACTTGGATACCAGGAGAGGCTAAATTTAGAGCCATCTTGTATTCTCCGATCTCAGAATTTTTTTTTCTTCAATTATTTATTCTTTAGTATTATTTCACTGGGGAAACTATGCATGAACTACCAATCTGGATATTCCCAACTCTTAATCTTTATTTTTTTCTTACCCTTTACTCTTTTGATTGTACATTCCTTACACTCATAAGAATAAGATGATTTAATATTTTTATTCTTTCTTATCAAATAGTATCCATCAATTAAATCTTTCATAACACCACAAACTCTACACTTCCTCTCTGAGAAAGTGAAATGACCAAGTTCTAATTGTTCATCAAATTCCATTCCAGAATGTATCACCTACAGGTTGCATATTTCTTGATGCAACATACAGTCCTACATTAGTTAAGAACCAAAAGGCATTGATAATCCAAGTATTTCTCCAAAGATACTTTCGATTATATTGTACAATGTAAATGTCTCTTTCGTTATCTCCCTTTTTGACAATCTGTTCTAACACTAATGCAACCACAAAACCGATTGCGTAAATGTAAAACATAAAGTTGAGAAAACTGGAACTAAGAAGTAAAAGGGAAATCATAATCCTCCGTATTGTTGAATTTTTTTCTTGTTTTCGTATTTTTCTATTATATCAAGTTTTTCTTCATATGTATAGTCATACATTTGTAGTTGTTCCCTGAGTTTTTGTTTATCAAAATGATTTATAACCTTTTCAGGTACGGATGTTATAAAGATTGCTGCTACTGCTGTTCCTGAAGCAATTTTATAAATTGGAAAGTCTTTATATCCTTTTATCCACACAAAGTTTTCTTTTACTTTTTCAATGTATAATCTAACAAATTCTTTGGGACTCTTTCGCATACCTTTCCATCTTTCTTTAAGATCTGCCCATTCTTTCTCCTGATCAACATTAAATAATTTTCCGCATAATTTAGAATATGACTTCCAAAGTTTTTTTAACATTAGTAATAATCCCACATATATGAACGGTCTCCATACTCATCCGTTTTCCATAAGTCACCATCATCATCAACAAATGAATCTCCATCGAAACCATCTGATATAAAACCAAATGGTGCCATATCCTGTTCAATTTGATTTTTTTGTTCTTCGTATATTCTTTTTCGCACATCATTATC